CACACTATCAGTGACACCGTTAGGGGTGCGAGACACACCCAACACTGTGAGAACACTAAGAATGATCGGGACGATCTGCTCCGTGTAAGCGGGCAGGTTAGTGTGGTGCGCAAACACGCCGGTCAGCACTACCGCCACAATCAGCAGTGCGCTACCGAAAGCCGCGGTCACAGTGTTGGCCTTACGCTTGCCGAGAGACTGCTTAGCAGCAATATTCCGCAAAGCCTGGTTTAGCACATCTGCGGTTTGATTATTGAAAGCCATAAGCTTTCCCCTTTCTTACCGAATCCGGTTGATAAGATTTTGCAGAAGATCGTTCTGCTTTTCTGTGAGTTCAATAAGCCGATCTAGCTTATCCCCATTACGCTGGGCAGACTCCATGCCCATGTAGGCGTGTGCGTTGGTGTTGATGATGAAGTCACGCAAAGTGCCTTCCCAATCGCTACCAGGCACCCGCGATTTAAAGCGTGCGTCTAAAACACCCATAAGCTCCCCTTTCCCAAAAGGTGGGTTATCAATATATTTCTGAACATTTGCACGGAACTCGTCCATGTCCATCATGTGGCCAGGGGTACCATCACCCGCGCCGGGATCCCACTTGCCCTGCGCATAATACGAGTACTCCCAGTGGGCTATACACCTACTGGAATCCAAACCCAAATACCACAACAACGCGGCCACAATGCGGTGATAAGTATCGAGCATGTTATCCGGCCATGGTGAAACCCCGTCCGACTGGGGTTCAATCCCAATCATATATGGGTTTGCGTTATCGGTCGGCAACCCTGGGTATGATCCCCGACCCAAATGCCAAGCCACCCCGGCGCCGCAAATCGTGGCAGTATAAGGGGGTGTGCGGCTTAAATGAATCTGAGAAGACAAGCCGTTTTCCAACCCGGGGTTACGTGCAATATATTCCGCAGAAGTATTATTAGCCCCCGTGTGGTGCACGGCAACGCCCCAAATCTTGGTGAAGTCACCCATGCCCCACTCCCGCCAACCATCAAGTTCTTGCACGTCAACGCCGAAAGCGCGTAAAACCTCGGGCATGAACAGCGGGTCACCGTAGTGGTTTGGGTTGGGTTGTATCGGCATAATATCAGCGCTGGTGTCTTCCGGCATTTCTTCGGTCATGGGTTGCGTCAGTTGCGTGTGCGGCGTCCCCGTAGCGTTTGTTTGCCCCCACTCGTGCCATAGGATTTCATTAACATCACACTGCACACCACCCACCGTCACGGTACCAATTTTCTGGAACAACACGGCTTCTGGGGCCAGCTCGCCCCCACTCCATGCTGCGGTCTGCCAAGCCAAGAAATGCCCCTCGCCACAATCGGCAATAACACCATCCTCAACAGCCCACGATATTACACGCGAATGCCCATATATTCCGGTGCGCGCAACCCCAAGGATTTCATTCACACCCCTAAAGTATTCGGCACCAAAACTATTCCACTCGCTGAGAGAAATATCAAAATCCACAGCGAAGAAACAGGCGGCATCCCCGCGCCCCAGGCTTTGCAAATGCTGTAAAACAGCGGTCGCATCCGACACCCCGCCAGCATAACCCCGGCGCACATCGGCATCGGCTGCTTTCCCGTACTGATATACGAAAGCTATTGACAAGCCGTTACGGTAGAAGTCGTCCAGCTCGGTCTTGAGTATTGGTTTGCCCCGCATCCACGCCTCCCGCGGCTGTGACACATACCGCACCGCACCCACATGGCCAGCGTTTTTAACATCGGCGGCGCTTGGAACACCCGCCGAATAATCAATAATTGTTGACAATCACATCACCCCTAATCAGTCATCTGTCGCCTTGAAAAATAGGTAGCACCTACCATTCTTAATGTTGTGGGGGTCGCCAGTCCACCCCGTGGCAAAGCACATCCAAAATTCATCAGACCGTAGCGAAAGACTTTGGTTGGTGTATGTTTCCCCCGTGTCGGCATCCTGTAGCACCACTATCATCCTGCCCCATGGGTGTTTTTTCTTAGCTTTGCATTCCACGGTGAGTGTCGGCTGGTCACCAATTTTGCCGTTGGGGTCGATAACCACCTCATATTTCGTATCAGTCGACCCCATATTGGGGTGCTTGAATTCAAAATCGTACACCAGGCCAACCCCAAATTTTGATTTCATGTACGCCTCAAGGGCGGTGAGGTTGGCCCCTGCGCGTTTCCGCTCGTCAATGATGCGTTGCCACGTGTCCGACTGGTGTTTCAGCAGCTTCTCGTTGCGGTTAAGAATATCCTTAGAAATTTTGATTTTCCGCACCACGCCGGTGGGGGTGGCCACGAACTCTACCCCGGACACTTTTGCTTCACGAAACATCCCAGGCCCCACCATCACATCAACCACATCACCAGGGATAACATCAACACCCGGGTTCGTGTTACCAACCTCCAGGCCCTCAATATCCCGGGTGAAAGTGGTGGTCATCTCATTAGCTTTTTCCGCCCCATTAATCACCTGCGCAATATCCGTTATCCCCGCAGGAATATTAATACTAATATCCGACTTAAGAAAAGCCTGAATAAACAAGCCGTTACCCAAATCATTCTTAAGCGGGTACACATAGACGGAGCGTTTCCGCTGGTCCTCCGACAATGATGCGCCATCGGGGTAGGTGACCGACCATGCCCCGTACAGGCGTGTGGCCGTCGGGTAGGTGACAACAAACTCCATGCTATTAGGTGTAACAATTTTATTCACCTTAGGCATCCTTGGCGCCCTCCCCTTGTGAAACAAAAATGTATGGCACGGGGAAAACGGTTCCCACCTGTGTCCTGCCCCACACGCTAGCGTCCAGTGTTTCACACGGGTATGCTACCCTTAGAAACAGGTTAATGTTAGCAAACTCAAGGGCGTCTTTGATAGTGTTAGCCATTGTATCCTCCGCCAGGGTGACGGTGATCTCGGGTGAGTCCAACCCGGTTTCCACCCGACGGCAAAGGAATGGCGGCCCGGTGTACCCCTCGGTCCGGTAGATGAGAGAAGCGTTTTCCTGAATCAGCTTAGCGATCATCTCATCGGCCTTACCTATCACGGTGAACCCATCCACCTGATTGCCAGCCCTGAAAAGTTTCAGAGTGTACTCGCGGGGGGATTTCAGTGTGTGAATGTTATCTTTAATCTTTTCATTCTTCGCATCTGACCAGGCTTTACGGTCTGAAACGGCGGGCATCTCACCCAACACATCCAGATACTCCAACGCCTCAATCGTGACCGAATCGAACCGGTTGTTTCGGGTAGTGAACTTCGCCATTTTGATCTTGCCGAACCAGCGCACATCCCCCGCATCAATAAGCAGCATCTTTAAATCATCGTGCATTAGCGCACCCAAAATTCGGATATCATGCTCACTACCCGGTGGGGGCGCGAACACTCCGGCTTGCGAATACTCCACATCAAGCCCAACACGGACACTAGCGGTGCCCGGTTGGTTGTGCTGAAAATTATAGGAAAGGTCACTATAATTATCCAGCTCGATCATGGGCTGCCCGCTGCCGTTGCATATGCAAACATACACACCATGTTGCTTAATCACGTTGGCGCGCAGGTCAAACCATTTTTTCCACGCCTCCGTGGTGTTCATCGTGTCAAGTATACCGGGCATTTTCTTAGCTTTCGTCCCCGCCCCACGGCACTAGGTAACGCTCTTCGTAATCAATCCTATAATCGAAATTGCTTGTGAAACGCACCACATCACCGGCCGGGGACTGCAAATGTGCATAATCCTGTGGTTTCAGCTGGTCGGTGAGGGATTTAACGACCTGTCCGCTGCCGACGCGACGGACCATGGGGGCCTCGCCAAGATCAAAATTGATGTAAACAAGCCCCTCAAAGTCGCCCGCTTCTAAGTTTAGGTTAAGAAAATCCAGGCCGGTGCCCCGCCACACACCCTTAAAGCTGGTGGTCTCATTCCGTTTAAACCTGAGAGTCACCTTAAAACCGGAAGGAATGTTTGACTTGCGCTGGAAACTTGCCACCTGCACCCCATTTTGCAATTTAGGGTAGACGCTTTTGGTCTGGAACCAAAAACCATCATCGCAGATCACAGGCACAACAACCTTGATGTTATCCTGGTCAAAATCTTGCGGGTCAGGGTTCGGCCACGCTAGTGAACGGGTAGTGCGCAAACGCGTGCTGTAGGTTGCATTGTAGAACTTGTCCTGGCCTTGCCCGTAGGAGGTGAACGGTGCGTTATGCACATTGAAAATGAAAGTCTTGCCTGGTTGTACCTCGTTATACAATCTTAAGAAAGATTTATACAAACTTGCTTCCCCGGTTTTGGCGGGGCCGGGGGCGACTGATAGGGTGAACTCCCCGGTGAACGGCTTAATGCGGTGCCCTTTATACACCTGGCCTAAGCCGTTTACGGGGTTTTGCACAGTGTCCTCAAATTCTCCAACCATGCCCTGAAGGGTGTCCTCAACCAGGGTGTAGTCGCGGTACACCCAGTTGCTGTTATCTGGATTGTTTTTCATGTGTTCAAGATCGGGCTTAATAAAACCTAAGGAACCAAGAGATGCTGATAGCATATGCGCCTCCAAATATTAGGGACTGAAACTAAACTATTATAGCATACTGCAACAAAACGTGTTCAGCATCACACCGCTATGGTTTGACACGGGGGCCAGAGCGTGTATAATTAAAAGCATCAGGTTGAAGATAAAGCCCAACCAAGAGCGTTGGGGCCTGAAGTCCAAGGAGGACACCATGACCAACATCACAGCCTACCCCAGCGGTATCACCGGTAAAGAATGGGTGCACCCCACCACTGGGGAAACCCGCATCTACCTCAATGGCTGGCTGGAAGCCGTGGGGGTTGAACTCAGCTACTACGGCACCGGCAACATCTGCTACGCAGAACTAGACGGCGAAAAAGTGAGCAACAACACAGGCAAATCTTTGAAAGCCATGAAAGCCTGGATTGATGCCGATGGTGAGGTGCGTGTGAAAATCAATGACCGCGCCCGCTTCTACATCAAGGAAGCTACCCTAATCGAGCGGATTAAGGAGGCCCTGAAGGAAGATAAGTAAAAGCGTTCTCTCCCCTCTTCTCGCATCGTAAAAAGCACCCCCTAATATCAGGGGGTGTTTTTCTTATGCCCAAATAGTAGCGACATGCCCACCAGGGCAAACGCTGTTTAAGGCGCCTAGCGGGGCCATAGGCGGGGTCAATGCTTAGAATGAACAATCACATAGGCCCCACCACGATAGTCCCACACAAGGCAAACCAGCGAGTGGGATAAATCACAATTACGGGTTCTTGCGCAAAGACCGCTGGAAGTCCCAAGCATTCGGCTTCTTCTCATCCTCAATCTCACGCACACGCAAATCCAAATCCGCCTGCGATTTACTGATCTGCTCCAGCAGCGCCTTCACCTCATCGGCACTGTAGGCGGTTTTATCCGAAGGCAGATTCACGGTCACGGTGGCGCGTTTGTTGCCCACACGCTCCGACTCCGCAGCCGCATGCTCAGCCTCGGCACCAGATTGACGAAGCGCCAAACGCAAATCACGGATCGTGTCCTTATGCAAACGCAGCTCAGAATTGCGTTGCTGCTCAGTCACATCAGCCAGGTGCTTTAGGGCGTTCACGGTTTCTTTCGAGGTGGCTTCCTGAATTTGTTTGTTAATGCTAGCCAACTCAACCAGCTTACTGAGCTCCGATTTGCGCAGCTCACCAGCGGTTTTATTGTACTCGCGTTCATTCTGAATGTTTTGCAAACGTGTTGCATAATCATTCTGCAACGCTTCTTGACGCCGCTGAAACTCCAAATTCAGGCGCTCCATGTCGGTTTTCATATTCTCAGCAATCGTGCCGAAAGCCGAGTTAATAATCTCAGAACCAACCTTAGCCCCGCCAGTAGCAGCGTCAACACCATACCCATTCACGCCAGCAACAGCGCCACCAGCCGCAGCAGCCCCGCCAAGCAGCGTGGCCAAACCTAAGGACAATTTCTTACCAAGCGAAAGGCCCTTGAAAACCTTACCAGTCTCATCCTTATTGGCCTTGAGCGCATGAAACCCTGTGAAAATATCGCCAATACTCTTAATCGCCGTTAAAGCACCACCCACACCGGTAGCAATATTGCCAGTGTAGAAGCCAAGGCCTGCTGATACCAGGCCACCTAGCACACCCATCAGGCCGGAAGCGCCCTTCTGCAAACCCTGCAAACCCTTCTGCGCCCCAGACAAACCAGGCGTGTCCAGGCCATACAGCTTAGCCGCCTGCACCTGCAACTTTTGCGTAGACAGTTTCAGCAGCTCAGCAGCCTTAGCCTGATTCAAAGTAGCCTCAGCCGCAGCAAAAGCCGCGTCCTTCGCCTGCATCATGGCCGTGTGTTGCTGAAGAGCATTCTCAGCCTGTACACGGCGAAGCTCCCACTCCGCGGCCCGCACCTGGTTCGTGCGGCGCTGCGCCTCGCCTGCGACCGTGCCCCAAGCACCAGTGCCCTTCTCAATGTACCGATCAATAGCGAAACCGAATTGATCGTACATTTGCTTGTTCGCCTCAAGGCGCGCCTTGTCCAATGCTTCAAGCGCTTTCGCCTGATTCACGGCACCGGTGGCACGCACCTGCGCAAGGTTAAACTCAGCATTCCTCAGGTTGATAGCCGCTTGCGTTGCGGTAAACATCGCCTGCGTCAGATCATATTTGAGCTTCCGAACTTCCTTCCGTGTCTTCTGCACAGTGTCGTGGGCTTCCGAAACAACCCCCGCAACCAGGGCAAACGCCCCAATCATGGTGGTGAGTTCCGTTTGTGCCGCGGTGATAAGGTCACGTATTGCTTGGATACGTGCCGCCATTACTGTGCGTTCCGCAACCTCAATCTGCTTCAGGGCGTCACCGTTTTGCTTACGAACCTTAGCAAGCTTATCCTCAGCCTTATTCAGGGCCTCAAGTTTTTTCTTCTGCTCTTCAGCATTCTTATTATCGGATTTATCAATCGAAGCCGCCGCGTCCTCGCGTGCCCTGGCTAGACGCTTCTCCGCATCAGCAATCTTCTCAGCCTTATTCTTAGCCTTCGAAGACCGCGCCCTGGCAAGGGCGGTTTCAGCATCCTGAATCTTCCTTGCCGATGCGGTGGATACTTTCGCCCCTTTCGCTTCGGCTTCCTGGTATTCCTTGCGGGCTTTCTCAACCTCTTCTAAGGCTTCCTTCTCCGCCTTCGTGTTGTCCACAACCTGGCGCCGGGTTTCCGCCAACCCCTGCTCAGCATCCTGAACAATCTGCGCGGAGCCCAGGAAGTCGCCCTCGTAGTCGGCGCGGCGTTCCTCCCACTGCGAACCGATACGCTCAACAATGGGCTCCATTTTACTAACCAAACTATCAATCGAGTTAGCCAAATGGTCAAGGCCCAAGAACTCTTGGTGAGTCAAGACACGCTCCGGCTTACCCGAAAGGTTCACCGCCATACCGCCAGACGGCAACCAGCCGCCATTATCATACAAGCCGGTGCCCTTGACCAGGGATAACGCCCGATCCATTTTAGTTGCGTACCGTGTGGGGAAAGCGGACACCTGCACACCCTGCGCCACAGCACCCGGGGCCATGGATTCCCACCCCGGGAACTTCGATAGCATGGCCTTATAGAACAAGCCCGCCGATTTGTAAGGGTCCATGCGCTCGGCAAGCGTGCCCCATCCAGCCTGGCGCTGTTGGAACAGCCCCACGCTATCATGATCCGACCCCACAGCATCATGGCGGAACGCCAACGAACCCGGGACCTTAGCGTTTGCAAACATTTTCAGGGGGTCGCCGGACTCTACCAAAGCGGTGGCCACACCAATCATCGCACCCTTAGAAGAAAGTGAGAAGTCCTTAGCGCGCCGGGAAATTTCGTGAACAAAATAATCATGGCCCCAGCCGCTATGCTTCTTCCCCTCCTGGCCGTACGGCACGTCTTTATCAGGGTCAAGCGTTAGCGGGTCACCCAATTCTTTGGGCCCAGCAACTCCACTACCCGTGTACTCGTTGCCACTACCAGTAAGCGCAGTGCCCTTCTTAGTTTCCTGTAAGCCATAAAACTTCGCCAAAGCCTTATGCAGCTCAGCAGCCGACCCCCAGCCGGGGGTACCCGAACCTGTGG